CAGCAGGAACTATCCACTCTAACGCACCAATTTTTATTTTTTCATTTTCTTTATTATCAACAGTATTTAAAACTCTAAAATCATTATCAGATGTAATTTCAACTCTGCCGCCACCTGTATAGTTATTTCTGATAAAGAATCCATCCCAAGTAACAGCAAAGAAAGCGTTATCCTTAACGTCTTGTAAGTCTTGTGCTACAAAATTTTCTCCATTAGTAATTCCATAGAGTCCATATTGGTCATAACGAACATAAGTTCTTAAATTATATTCATCTTTATCATTTCTATATGCACTAAGACCAGCTTTATCCCAACGGAATGTAGGAGCTTCACTATTTCCGATTAAAATTTCTTCGGTATTTAATAGGCCTGAATATAAGGAATCTGCATTGGTTCCTTTGCCAGTAATCGCATCAGCCCAAGTCGCTCCACCGTCAGAAGAAATTCTTATCCCCTCACTATCTATTTTAACAAGATTCGAAGAATTTGTCAAATTTTGAATTATTATAGCACCATTATTTATATAAACGGAGCCATCACTTGTGAGCTGTTGTCTTTTTCCAGTAATATTATCTAACGAAGCTAATAATACATTTTCGTTAATAGTACCATTAGCATCAATTATGGAAGAAGTTTTAGCATAAGTTGCTTCATTATATTGTACTGTTTGTACTGTAGCACTGATACGTTGGAACAAATCTTCAAAACGAGTTTTATAGTTTTGAATTGTAATTACATTCTTATCTGGCTCGTCTAAATGCCATTCAACTTCTGAAACAATTACTTCCTCGCGCGCCGGTGTAAGTACGCCTTCCACCTCAGCCCAACCGAAGAACTCAGTATCTTCAATGTAGGTTTTATCTCCTACCTTAAAGTTATAACCTTCAAATCCTTCTATTTCACTAATCTCTACAACATTGATTGTGTAAGAAACTTGCGGCTGCGCGCTGGTGTGACTTACTTGTAATGCATCGAGATAGTAAAGTTCAGAATCTATATAGTCGGTCGCACTCCAAGTTCCTTCTTGAATGAAACGGCTATATTTTTTATTAAAATTATTTATTACTTCTTCTTTAGCCTTTTGAAGAGCCTCTATTTCATCAGCGACACCAGATTCTACATTTATCGGTTCTATTAAATAAGAATAAATGTCTCCATCGTTAACAAAGTTAATTATACGACTATCTAAGTCAGAAATTGTATAATCCGTTGGAATTTCTGTTATTTCTAAACTTGTTTCTTCTGTAACAATATCGAAATATTTTTTACTAACAGAAGACTCATATGTATCTTCTCCAACTGTAAATTTGAAAGGAGTTATATAGTCGCTTAAAGTTAATTGAATATGATGAGTTCCATTGGTATCTGCTACTCTAGTAGCTTTGAAGTTATAAGTTTCTGAACCGTATAATTCTTTTCTTTTAGCTTTGTAGTCTTTCTCTAAATTAGCTTGAAGTCCCGCGTAATTATTGATTGTAGAACTACAAGTATAAATTTCTCCAACTATATCAACGATTGTATCGTTTTCCATTAAGTTGTCATAGTATTCTGACCAATTTTCTTCGCTTGGATTAACTTCTGGTTCAGGTTCTTCAATTACAACTTCATATGGTACTAATTCAATTATTCCAACCTTTAAACTTACCAAAAGACTTAATTCATTTAAGTTTTGATAAGTAATAGAAATTGTATAATCTTCAGCATCAGTATTTACAGTATATTCTGCAATAAAGTCTCTTCTAGTTTGACCTTTGAACAATATACTTAACTTATTCTGATTATATGCTTCTTTTTCTTCAGCAGTTAAAGTATAAACATCTTCAATAGTAATAGGCTCTTCCATTAAAGGTTCAGTAGCCGCTGTGAATATTTCTTTATACTCTTTTACTGCTTCGTGAAAAGCATAGTAGGTTTTCTTTGTATTTACTGTCGTATCTTCAGAAGACACATAACGAGGTAATTCTTCTTCACTACGTTTCTGATATTTCTCGTAAGGAATGCCCGTTATTTTTTCAAACAACGCCATATCCTTATCAATAGTATCCTTAGCTGTATCAATTAACTCTGTAAATACATTTCTCTTACTATTTATAGTGGTTAAAGCGTTTTCTAAATCAATACGCTTATTTTCTAATTCTCTTATCTCATTATTATACTGCTTTATCTCTGCCGCGTTATTAAGTATATCTTGTCTACATTCATCCTCATTAGGAATCAACTTTTGATTAAAATAATAATCAAAGTTTAAAATATAACTTTCACCCGTAGGATTTGAATTAGCAGTTTGAATAGTAACTACTCCACTATCCACATAATCAGATTGCGCCTGGTCAACAATTAACTTAGTAACTATCTCGTCTGAGTTAACAGTACGTTCAATAGTGTCTAAGTTAATTCCATATTTAAAACCTGCGAAATTATCTGTGCCTACATATTCTCGTAAGTAAACCCACTTAATAGGATTGCCTTCCTCATCTATTTTAATTGCACCATTTTCTTCTCGCTCTACTTCTAAATCAATCCAACATTCAAAAGTTTCAGCTATTGTTTGTAAAATATTAAAGCAATTAGAATTTGATACACTAATTGAAAGTACCTTTGAGGAATCTGTGTTATATATAGGAGTAACCTCACCAGCTCCAGTTTGAGTTGGGTCTGTGTATAAACTTACACTCTCCGCGGCCGTGCCAATGTCTGGTTGTACATAGTAGTAAGTAGTGCTTACAGAAGTAGAAGTTGGAATATTACCAATTGTTACTACCTCGCCGCTATCTGTATATAGCCTTGTTAGCTGTATGTCTTGGAAGTAATACCAAATTGGTTCTCCACCCTCTGCCGCATTGTTAGTATAAAAGAATATACCAATTCTAGTTTTTGGGTCAGATAATTCTGTATTTGGAATTGAATACTTCGCCGCCGCAGTCGTATAGTAATAATCTAAAAAGTCATTTGCTAAACTTTTAGGTTTATAAACAGAATCTGTCTTATCCCAAACATATTCTGTCGTTCCGTCTACATAGATGTACTTAGTAGAAGGAGTCTGAGTAATACCATCAATTTCATATCTTTTTCCGTCTACTACGCGGCCGCCCGTAATTTTGTTATTAAGAATCTCCCAGTTACCATTAAAATCAAGAAGCACGTCATCTTCTTTTTCAATACAATTTACATAAACCCCATTCTTCATCGTTTCGGACTTAGTATATTTGGCAACTACTGCTCTTATGTCTCCTTGATTAAGCGCTTCGAGTGTTCCATGACGCTCACTACTCTTGGCCGCGCGCCATCTAAGCACAAACTCCTGGCCTTGAGAAACAGATTGTATAACAGAAGCGTTATCTTCAAATCCGCTATTGAAAATTCCGTTCTTATAGTTTGAGAAATTTTCCGGAAATTTTACTTCCATAAATCCTTCAATCTGCGCGAAGGAGTTTAACGGCGATAATGGAGTTTCAGCATCAAGTTTTGGATAGGTTGTTAAACTAACTTCGGGTTTTACATCTCCCTCATAATCAGCTACGCTATTCCAACCTTGAAGCGTACCATTCTCATATATATTAAAATTCTCACCGTTAGTAAGGAAGTTTGTTACAACTCCAGAAGTGGTATAAACATAGTCTGTATAGCCATAAACCTCTTTATCTTCCAAAAGCGAACCACTATAACGCTGTACAGTGCGCTTCATTACTGGGTCGTAAGTAGTAAGCTGATTATAAGCCATACGATAGGCTTGGTACTTAGTTTCAATTCCATTGTAACTAATTACTTCTTGCCCATCAAAATTAAAACTTCCTTCCTCATAAGTTAATTCATTCTCAATTCTATAATTATCAGCAATTATACAATTATTATCATCCGTTGTATAACTATTATTCTGTAAGATGAATTGTACAAACTTTCCATTTTGGTTAGCTACATAAGTATAAAACAGATATATATTGGTGTCTTCACTAAAAGTAACTCGCTCTTTAGTAGTAACATTGATTATGGATACGTTACTTCCACCCTTGAGGACCGCTTTGTAAATTGGCTCTGAAATTCGTTGCGGCCCAACGGTGGAACTCTCATGGATTTTCCAATCAGTATTTTCTAAAGTCTTTTGACCTAACTCAATTGCCGTACCTTGATTGTTATTTAAATCAGCACTAAACTCAATATTATATCCATTCTTTGATAGTTCATTGACAAAAGCATCGCGCGCCGTATATGTCCAAATTAAACCATCGCTTGATTCCACGTGCTCTTTTATAATAAAGTCATGCCACTCGTTATCATAGTGTAGTTTGACTTTCCTTTCGTTAATTAAAAAAGAAGCAAATGGATTTATAACTGTAGCTCCCACATATGGGTCAAAATATTGGTATCTTAAAGAAAAAGTTAAAGTCTTTTCACCATTTGTATTTCTTTTAAATACAGGTTCATAAACTTTATTCATCGCGGTCATTGTATCAGTACCAATAACCGCTATTTTATTTTCTTTATAATAAGTTTTACCATTCTCATCGGTGACTAATTCATCTTCCCAAATAGAGATTTCATATGGTTTTTTTAAAATATCATCCATTATTTACCTCCTTAGAAGTATAAATAGTCATAAAATATTTGTGTTGGCTTGTCGCCAGCAATTAAAATTTTATAATCTGTGAAATTTATTTCAGGTTGGATTTTAAAGAAAGTTCCACTGGTTACCGCGCCATTGTATATATTAGAAGAAGTGGTCCAAACATAATTACCGCTTTCTTCACTTTCCTCATGTGGCGCGACGCTGACTCCTTGAATCAAACAATTATCAGTGTTAATCATAATACCAACATCATCATCTTTTTGAGTGCAATCAACAATATTCAGCGTACCCAATACCTCTTTCTCCTCACCAACCATTTTTACATATTGTAAAGAGATAGAAATTGATGAAGTGGTGAAAGGACAATACAGTCTAAATCCAGTTTCTAAATCTCCGGGATTAAACACTGTAATCTCATATTGATTCTCATCCTCTAAATCATCTACTGTATCTAATCCATATTCATCATAAAGTTCTGGTGTTAAAATGCCGCTAGATTCAACCCAATCTAAAGTTTCTTCGCCCTCAGGTATTTTTTTATAAGCTGACTTAGCAAAAGGAAAATAACACACAAACTCAATTTTACCATCACCTTTATAAATGCGTTCAGTCTTTGGAGTCCCATCATCATTGAAATCATAAATCCATGGATTAACAGTTTCATAAGTTAAAGTTGTCTCACCAGTTTCCTCATCAACCGTTCTGTCTATAACTCTAACTCCCTTTCTTCCGTTTTCATCTGCCCTTCTTTTCTGCCTATCAAAACATACATAAGAAAGTTCGATTGGACTCTCAATTTTTGCTATATACTTCTTATAAGGTCGTTCATCAAATATTAGCTCTCCCTGCTTCCTTTGACCAAATACCTGTCTTAATTTTCTAAATTGTAATTCTGTCAAATCGTCAAAAGCAAAGGAGACAGAAATATTTTTTACACCAAAAGTACTGCCGAAGTAATAAGCGCCATGCATTCCTGGCACCTCGGCAGTAACATCTTTAATTTCTGGTTGTAAATTTTCAGTATAGTTATCCCCATCACTGGTGCGAACAATTCCCAATTCTTCAGAACGCGCGCCATTGAAAGAGAAACCTAAGAAATCACCCTTTATCTCCATTTTCTTTTCTCCTTTTTGGTCAAAATAAAAACCACCTAATTTTTCATAATTAAGTGGTTTTTCATAGATATATCTTCACTTATTCAGTTAACTCATTTTTCTGTAATTCTGTCTCGTATCAAAGACTGAAGTCCAATCTGTATTATCTTGTTCTTCCCAAGTACCATTAACCTTTACATATATCTTACTAAATTCTTGCCACGTTCCATTTACCTTTACATAGATTTTATGCGCGGCCGCGCTTGTACATACAACAGAAATCGTATGCGCTGCAGTTATATTTGTAAGATTATAGATATAATTTGCTACTAGATTACCAGACTTATCAGTTCCGCTTTCATATTCAAGTAAAGAAGTTCTATCTACATTATTATCTCGTAGCGTAACTGTCGCATTCGCATCGTCAGGTACAATTCTTAACATGTAAGAATCGCCCTCAAGTTTTACGACTTGTCCGTCTGGATAAAGACGAGAATCGGTTCCGCTTGAAGTAATAAAGTAATAACTTACATTACCAAATATGAAAATTAAGCTGTGATTTTGATTGACGTTTGTTAATGTATATGTATAATCTCCACCTGCACTAGTAGCTTCTACACTTAAAACCTTCCATTGAAGATTATCGTTTCCAGAATTAGAAGCATCATCCTTGCCGTACTTTACATCAATAAAGTGGGTGCCAGACGGAACTTGATAAGTTACTGTTTGCGCGTTTTGACTATTGGAACATTTTGGAATTTGATAATTGCTTGTTGAGTCTGAAGGATTAGAACCACCGGATGCAGCGGTTAATCCATCTGTTGCAACTGCCGTATCTAACTTACCAAACAT